TTACAGTACCTTAATTGATTTTACCACTTCTTCCTGTTGCCGCTTTTTCTCGTCAGTAAGATGTGTATAGGTGTCCAGTGTAACAGATGTAGAAGCGTGTCCCAGAATCTCACTAACCGCTTTAACATCAGCCCCAACAGAATAAGCAAGTGTTGTATAAGTATGTCTTGCCATGTGAGGACAAAAGTTTTCAATTCTTTCTTTATGTTCCCGGTCTGCTGCCTTGTTATAATTCTTAATAATCCTATTTATTAATGCTAAAAAGTTAGGTTCTATCCATACTCTTCTTTGTGAATTTACAAATACTAAGTTCGATATTTTTCTTTTGATATTTCCATAATCATCTACCACTGGTACTGGTTCTACTGGCTGAATATTCAAAAGCTTATGTTTTAACAATATCTTTCTTACATCGTTACTCATTGGTATAACCCTAGTTGATGTTTTACTTTTAGGTGAAGCGATCGCAACAGTAAATCCAAAATCTTTTTTTCGATATCGGTTTACAGTCTTATCAATCCGAATTGTATTATTTTCAAAATCAATGCAATCCCATGTTAAAGCTGCCAGCTCTCCAATTCTCATTCCAGTATTAAATAATACCACAAATTCTGAATATTGTTTCGAATATTTTTCACTATTTCTCACATAATTCATAAATATTTCTATTTGTGAATATTCAATAGCTGTCCGCTTCTTTCGTTCTGTATTAGGCACCTGTAAATTTTTTATTGGATTTTTCATTAAAATATCTTCATCAATAGCAGATTCAAAAACTTTATTTAGACAACATTTTAGATTTAACATTGTTGAGTGCTTTTTTCCATTTTCTACCATTTCATTAATAATTCTCTGACAGTCCAGCTTTGTGATTTTAACAATTGCCTTTTTTCCGATAGTTTCACGAATATACGTATTATAATATGATTTATAATTCGTGCATGTAGTAGCTTTTCTGCCACTCCGGGCATATGTACCAAACCAATAATCAAAATACTCATTTAAAGTCATTTTTGCTCGTTTATTATCAAAAACAACACCTTTATCAAGTCGGCATAATAACTCATTTTCCTGTTTTCTAAGGTCTGCGAGTTTATCCGAAGTGATTGTAATTCGCTTTCCATCAATCATTTTGCGGAACTGATACCGATTGTTTTTACTATCATAATATTCCCCAGTTTTGAGATTTCGTCCATTTGCATCTTTTCTTGCCATTTCTCGCACCTCTTTTCTATATTGCCTAATAAAGGAAAGGGGCAGCAGTTACGCCGCCCTATTCGCTTCACCCTAACAGGGCTTTCACATACGCATAAATAACTTTTAGCCAGTGACTATTGTCACAATTCTGCACAAGATTGATAATCTCTGTCTTATAGTAATTCATTCTTCTTTTTCCTCCGTAGCTTCCTGTATATACAGGTATTCGAGTAACTTATACACTCTTTTAAATGTGTATGGTTCTCGCGCCTTTTCTAAAAGTTTTTTATTTCCTCTTTGTAATCAATATTATCGTCCATCTTTCGGCTCCTTATATTCGAACATTGTTCTAAACCTCCGTACCTTTAGGTACTCCCCTGCTTTTTTTCTTTCTCAAAAAGAGTATGTGCAAACGAATAAATCATTGCTAAAAACCTTATGCTTTCCATTTTTTCTATCATTTCAATAATCTCTTTCTTGTAATCCATATTTACTCCTTCTGTGCCTCTGCTCTTTTTCTGAATCGCATGGTTGCCAAACAATCTGAAAAGCTAAGTATCTTCTTAATTTCATCGGTTTCATTCACGCACAAAATATTCCAGATCAAAAAGAATCTCGCTTGGTCTTCTTCTGACATGCTCATAAGCTTTTCTTCTTTGCTTCCGTCCAAAAGAATTTTTGCAACTTCATAAGTTCTTTGCAAGAAATATCTGTTTTTATTCTCCGCTACAATCTCCGCAATTGCTTCTCTACAAGGAACTTGAGTTAATGCACATCTTTCCATTAGTTCTCATCCTCCTGTTTAAGCTCGTATTCATAAGCCGTTTTAGCAGCACCGTACAAAAAACTTAATGTTTCCTTAGAATATATCCTTGACACAAAATTAATAATATCAAGTTGCAGTGTACTAACAGATTTCTGACTGTAGTATAAATCGCAAAGTTCCTCTGTTTCCTTTAATTTTGCTTTTAACTGTTCGATTTCTTCCTGCTGGTCTGTAATGATCTCACTTGCCACCGGCTGATAGTCTGCATCATTCTCCGCATACTCGGAAATAGCCTTTTCTTTCTCTTCGGCGGTCTCATCATCCAGGTAATCCCAGAAATCCAAAACTCGCTCTTCTTCCTCTTCCTCCACTGCCGCTTCCATTTTTTCTGGAGCTCCTGTGTAGTTTGCTCTGAACTGTTCCAGTCTATTAGGCAGGGTTTTTGTGTAAAATTCCTGTGCCTCATCATTTCTGAATTTTGATAATCTTCTTTCGATTACCGCCTTGTATTTTTCTGCGATTTCTGCTCTGTTCATTCAATCATTCCTCCATAAAATTCTTGCTAGGGGCTAACAGGAATGATATACTGCACCTGTAGCCCTGTGATTTGCTTGTTTCCGGGTTACACGCCCCTGTCGGAGTTGCAGCTCTGACAAGGGCATTTTTATTAAATTCCTTTTCCATCATGTACGAGCTGAAACAGAACGGTACACATCACACCAGAAAAGAAAATTAATACTGCTTCTGTTGCTGTGAACATCTCTCAAACTCCTTTCTTTTGGTATGCTCTGCATCCACCAAGGGACGAAGTAAAGCAAGTTCTTGATCAATCTGCTTCATTTCAATCTCATATTCTGGTTTCCAGTCATTACCGCTATGACAAATAATAAAAGATTTTCTGCTTACCAGCTGAATGTATTTCAAAACCTCTTCTGCTGTCATATCGGTTGTACCTGGGATTCCCCGAAAAAGCTCGCCTTATAGGTAGCACCATCTCCCCGGCTTCCCCAAATCAGCGCTGTGCTAAACAATGCCTTGCTTCCGTGAATAACCTCAAATCCAAGTTTTTTCCACCTAGCCCATGTATTAACAGGCTCGGTTATATTTGCCGCTTTTTTGGCTTCTGCAATGCGAGTATTGTTTACTTTCTCAGCCTTTATGGAAAGCCATGCCCTGTGAAGAGATTCAGCAAAACTAATACCCTTTGTTTTACGGTAAATCTTCCAGGCTTTCAACATGACCTTTGATAAATTGTATCTCATATGTACATCTCCTTTCTCTTCTGGGAATCCCGATCAGCCCCGGCAGGTCTTAAACCAATCTCGGCAACTTCTGTGTCTTTGCTTACCCTTACCCGGTGTTGCGTCAGTGTCTTTGGTACATCTTGCGATCTCATCATTTTCACTTTTCGCTGTTCTGTTCCCTTGAACTGATTATAGTATAATACATACGTACACATATATCAATTGGCATTGTTACCAAATATGTGTACGCATATTTTGTTATTTTGTATGTGTACATATATTGTTATTTATGTTATACTTACAGTACAGTGGGAAAGGTATCGCCATATTACCGCCCCTATTTATTTGAAAGAAGGTGTTATTTTGCCATTAACTGAAAGTCAGAAAAAAGCAAATACTAAATATCGCGAAAAAAGTATTAAACGCATTCCCCTTGATGTTCAAAAAGAAAAATATGAAGAAATTAAAATGGCAGCAGAAGCCGCCGGGGAATCTGTAAACGGCTATATCAAAAAAGCTGTAGATCGGCGCATGGAGCAGGACAACGCAGACTAAACCAAGCCTAATAAAGAGAAAAAGAGCTTGAACATTTGTTCTTTTTGTGCTATTTTAGAAATAGGTTAACGCCGTGGAACTTACCGAACTCACCCCACGCGCATAAATCTACACAAAAAGGATAGTTTCACTTCCTAAAATGAACGAATAAAAAGGGCTGCTTTTCGTCTGAGCGGTCTTTTTTATTGCGTTTCTGTGCTATTTGTGCTATAATAATCAATAGATAACGATCACCTTTCTAGGAACCCCGGTTATTCAATGCACGCACACGAATAACCAGGGTTCTTTTTTATTGACTTAGAATTTTTCTCATGGCTTTTTCTGTTTCTTTTGAAATCTTCCAGATTGGCTCGGAAGTATCCCGGAGCATACGTACCAGAACTGATCGAGTAGCAGCATATGCGTGTAAACCATTTCCCAATTCTCCCCGGGCAATTTGGAAAGCTTTCTCAATACGTTCGCGCGGTACTTGATAATATTTTGAAAATTCAGTTGCCAAACATCCAACAATTTCTTGATCGGTCACTGCAGCCCCTCCTGTTTGCGCCCCGGCACCATTTCGGCACCGGGAACTTAATTTCTTAATCTTCTGGCTCTGTTGTTTTCTGGTTCATACAATTGGAATAATTTTTTGCAAAATACGCCGCCGCACTGTTCGTTCCATTAGATTGAGCTGTCACATGAACACCATCAGCATTTACAAGCTCAACAGGTTCTTGATCTGCCTTTTTCTGTTTGTTTGCTTCCATTTCAGCAAAGCCTTGCTTACTAATGCGGCTGATCCGAACGTCTTCAACTGTTTCTTTCTCATACTGCTGTTCATATCTGTTTAAAAAAGTACCTTCTGCATGTACACGAATCTTCATACTTGTACCATCACGGCCTGTTCCGCCATTTTCTTTCCCGGTCAGTTCCCCAGTAAATTTATCAATGACTTCACTTGCTGTTTTTGCCACTTCATCTAGCACCGCATTTGCCTTTGCTTCTGACGGAACATTTAAGCGGAATCCGTTCTGTTCTGCCATCAACTGCACTTTTCGAACACAAAATTCCGATCTGCTCTTCATTGCATCCTTACAAAAGCTGGCCAGTTCATCTTCTGTAAGTTGCACCTCGCTTTGGCTGATAATATTCATCTTATTAAGCAAATCAAAATCAAAGTAGCCCTTTATGTACTTGTTAGCGTTGCCCCTTCTCCGATCTGCGACTGCAGCAGCCAATTTTTCCCGGTACATATTTCTGGTAAATTCAAAATGTTTACCATATTCTGCATCCAAACTTGCCAATTCTTCCTTTAATGCCGTTGGATTCAGTCGAGCCTTTGCAGTCTCAATCTCTTCAATTTTTCGATTTGCCAAACCGTCCACATCGCCCTTAAAATCCTTCATAATTCTTCGAATTTCATCAAATTTTCCCATCCCTTTATTCCCCTTTCACTTCTGGTTTAAGAACTTCAACTGCAGTTGCAACAACTTCCGCACAGCCATAACTCCGACGTGTGCAAAATCCCAGTTTTACGAAATGCCCCGGTTTAACTTCCATATTCTCGGACAGACCAACTTTTGCTGATTTTCCATAAAAATCAATAGTCAAACTTTCAAAACAATACGGCATTCCATCTTTACCAATTCCACTTTTTGAATCTCTAGCTAAAACTTTAAAATATTTTTTTTCTTCCATTTTTTTCTAATCTCCTTTCAAATTAACTTGTCCATTTTTGTGGTGATAATATAAACTTCTGGCGTTTTGGCTCTGAAATGATGTATTGTGAAATGTCCTCGCCCTGCTCTAACAGCTGTGCTTTCACTTCTTCAATTCGCTCGACAGCTTCTTCCTCTGAAATCTCTAGCATTTCCGCTATATCTCGCTGCGAAAACAATTCTTGTGTGTGAAATTGCTCGGATAGCATCATACGACATCCATTAAATACGGCACCGATTGTTAAATCATAATTTTCAATGCCGCTCCGCATGAGTCGGACTATCTCACGCCGATCAATTCCGAACCTCGCATAAGTTGCCATCAGTTTGTCAGCCGCTTGTTCAATCGTCATTTTTCTCGCTTCCTTTCTGCCTAATAAATGCACAGGCTTGTTTTAATCTCTGTTAATTAGCTACTTATTTCACCCTAAAATCAGCTTTTAAACATTCAGCGGTAAATTGTCCATTCATGGAACAAAAACCGAAATTTGAACGTTTAATGCTTACTATTGTGTAGGTTGTAGGGGTGTCCGTAGCAGATACCCCCTTTTTTGTTTTTTGAAAAATTTTGAGGGGCTTGATATTAAAAGTCTTTTTTATTTGCTCGAGTGGAAGGGGACGTTATTCAGCCCAGGATGAGCTACGCACAGCCCCCTCCGGGGGGCGTTTCTGCTGCCTGTTCACGGCTGAAAAATCAGCAATCAAGATTTAGTTCTTGACAATGCATTATCAACAATCGCAGTATTTACACAGCCTCACGCTCTTTTATTCCTTTGGCTGTGACAATATTTGTGACAATCTGGCAGCAGTTACGCCCATATATTACAATTCGGGCGGTTCCATGTCCGGCACATCCAGGGCGGCGGCGTGTCTGGCTGCGATCTGCTGGGCGGTCTGCGTTGGTCTATTGCCTTGATTCTGTGGTGTATCAATCGTCACATTATCAACATAATTAAAATGATTTTTCAGAATAAAGCAAAATGCAGCAGGGTTGAGCTTTCCAGTCAATCCCCATTGTTCTGTCAGCGCGGCAATTCCTTGCTTTGCAGCTGTGATTATTTCACCACGTACACCGCCCTCATGCTGCCAATTAAGCAATGTTTGCCTTGTGCATCCCAGTGACAGAGCTAACAGCTCAACACCAGGACGAACTTCGCCATCAATGCACCATTGAAAGAACCATTTTACACGCTCTTTTACCTCGTCTGGCTCACGAACAGCAGGCAATGACCTTAGTTGCTCCATATGTGCGATAAGCTCCCCCATTTCCCCGGGCTTTAAATCTGGTTGCTGTGCATTCGGGTAGTTTGATGTTCGATTGCTCACTTTTTTTCACCTCTTTTCAGTCTTTTTAGATGTCAACTTTACATGTTGTGGTGGGCTTCCATCACTATCCACACACTTATTATTTGCTATCACTTCCCTGCTCCATTGTGTAAATCTGTCAAGCCTGTGTTCCGGCTGCGCTCTGGCTCTATCGTTCATTCTTCGCGCTCCTTTCCAGTTCCGCAGTCACCGCCAACAATAGCGATTGCAAGAATACTTGTTCTGATGTTCCTTTATACTTTGCGTCCAATGCCTCACACTCCCGGTCAAGCAGCTGCCAGCGTTGCTCGTCCTGCTGCCGGATGCCAAAATATTTTTTATGCAAGCCCCAAACTTCTTGCCAAATTTGAAAATATCGTTGCTTAAAATCCAATGTTCTCCTTTCCTCGACACAATGTCGAACCTTATCCGATAGCCTAATAGGAAGGAACCTTAGTTTCTCTCTAACAGGCGTATTTACTGGCTTTTTTGACTGTTTGTGCAAAATATGCAAATTCTATGTAAAGTTTCTATGTTTTTCTCTTTATGCAAATTTACAAAAGAAATACACATTTTGCACATTTAGTCTTTTCATTACTCAAAAGGTATCTCCGTGTCATTTTTAATTTGAATAAAATTTTCATCCCTAGAATAACCTTTTAGCACATTTCTGATGGTTTTCCCGCTTACTGTTCCACTACTGGCAAAGACGCCTTTCGCTTTTAATTCTGAAAAAAAATTGCCTTTATTTTCACAGCCATAGCCGCAATCATCACACCACTGTGCATATACTTCATACGCCTCTTTTGCCGGGGTGTTCTTTCCAGATTTCACATAACACTCTTTCAAGAAGGTTCCTATTTTGTCAGAATCTGATCGGTAGGTGTCTGTGTCATCCTGTACGATCTTAGGCGGTTTTAGTCCCTCTTGCCGGTAAAGATATAAACCACGAATGCACCAGTTTAAAATTCCACTCATTTCTTGTTGACTCTGTAGCTTGCTTTTTAAATGTTTATCTTGTTCTTCTGGTCTAAAGTGCCGATTAAATGAAATAACATTGATTCGTCCAGAACTAAAAACTGTATCATCCGTGATTGTCGGTAGGTAGTTTGTGTTCATTAGTAGTGTAAATTTAGGCACAAATGAAAATTCCCTTTGGTACAAATGCCTACACGTTATACTATCTCTACCAAGCAATGTTTTTAGCAGTGCCGTGTCAAAAAGCATTCGCTTAGGTGGTTCTGATGCATTGCACAGCCTACACCCGGCTAATCTGGCAATGTCCCCAGATGCCTGTCTGCTATCAATATTTTGCTTCTGAGCAAGGCTTTCGGGTTTCATGCTCACGGCATAATCTCCAAGTAGATGCAGAAGGCTCTCGCAAAATGTACTTTTTCCGTTTCGCGTCGATTTTCCAAACAGAATAAAGCAAGTTTCTTCTTCAGTATTTCCCGTTAATGATAAACCAGCAATTTTTTGAAGATATCGTATTTTTTCAGCGTCATTTTCCAGCACTTCATCTAAAAATTTTTCCCATCTTTCGCATTTTGCCGATGGTTCATATTGTGCATTGCAGATTTTGGATAATAGCATATTCGAGTTATGTTCCATAAACTTTGGTTCATCTCCCGATAAATCGAGTATTCCATTCTGCACGTTTAAAATGTAATCATCTTGATCAAGTTCTTCATTACTGAAATAATATATATCTTTGCTATCCTGCAACATATTGTTTCGATTTCTTATGTTACATAGCGGCATTACTGATTTAAGGTATTTGCCCTGTTCATCTACAGATACTGCATATCGAACAAGTGCATCCGACAATGCTTTGGCGTCTGCTTTAGCGGCTAATCCTTCTGTATCATCAACCCAGCGTTTGCCATCATACAGCATGAAATCTTTCCGCTTTGGATTATATCTATGTTGATTTTTAAAAACATCTGCATATAACCGCCCGAAACCTTTGTCTGATGTTTCATAGCGTTCTGCATGAATTTCTTTTAATATCTGATCTAAATTTTCCATACTTTCTTTGACTGGGTTGCCACCCATTTCTTAATGGTGCTTTCTGCATTTTTGTCTGACCACCTTTCTAATTTTTTCTTAAATTTTGCACAGCAAATCTAATTTTCCTTCGACTGTAGTCAGCCTGTTCTGACAGACACACCACAGCCACGAAAGCGGCTTGCAATGAGCTGACCTCAGGATTTCTGATAATAGCTCAGCTTCTGCTTTCAACTCGTCAACTTGCCGAACCCAGCGTTCTTGCTTCTGCTTTTTGGCTTCAATCTGCTGCCTCCGGGCTTTCTCCTGTTGCTCGATCATTGCCCGGCTGTGTGCCTTATCGGGCGTATTTAACCCGAAACATTCCCGGATTTGTTTTAAAGCCGTCCAGGAATCAACTCCCCTAATGTGCGCCCACAAACGGATTACATCGCCGCCGCAACCCCTGCCAAAATCATAGAAGCTCTGTGTTGCCGGATAAATGCGGATGCTTGCCGTTCGTTCGCCTGGGAATCTGTACAAATGCCCCTGTTTCTCAAGTAAATAGCTTGCCACGCTTTCAACGCTTACCTGTTGTGCTACTGCTTTAAAGTCCTCTCTCGTTTCTCGCTCAACTCCTTTCAACGTGGATTTTTCCTCTTATGTATGTATTTAATTGCGCAGATCTGCGCTTGATTTTTTCAGAAGTATTATTTTTTCGAATGTATTTATTGTATTATTTTGTATGAATGAATTTAGTTAATTAGCCACAAATTTTTTCAATATAATCCAAAAGAATTTTCCTATTAATGCGATAAGAACGCCCAATTCGCCTTTCTGCACCTGCTTGCTTAGCAAGGGTTCGTACAGTGCCGCTTCCAAGATTGAGTAATTCGCTGCACTGTTTAATTGTGACAAGATCACCCAGCGGATTGTTATAATTTGCCTTATTCATTTTTTTGCTCCTTTCTTTTTTAATCTTATTGGTTGGTTTTAAACTATGGTTTAAATAGCCGCATTATCTCACCTCACTTTAACACGTTAATTTATAAATAAAAAAAGAGAATGTCACCGGGTAAAGCTTATTCCCGGAAAACTTCCGGGCGTTCGGGTACATTCTCTAAAACTCAAAATAAAATATTCTGTTTTCTTTGTTGCTGATACCTTAACACAGTTTTTTATATCTTGTCAATACTTGACGAAAAAAAATTTTTCACGTTGAATTATGTTGATATAACTTGAAAGACTTTGCTCTGCACGACTGTATATAGAAACATATAAAAGAAGCCCCGGAGATGCGTAAGACTTCCAGGGCGCGTTTGTTTTCGATGAACTATTGCTCTAATCCTTATAACTAAGAAAATGTCAGCTTGAAACTTTCCGCAGGCAATTAAAAAAAATTCCAAATATTTTTGTTTTTGTCACAAGATTGTCACAAATCAAGCTTTTCAACCATTAGAATCCTTGTATTTACTGGCTTTTTGAAATAATAATGTCAAGTGTTTTTTCTTTACATGCAATATTTTTTATATGTCCAAATTTATTATACGCTATTTCTAATTATCTGCCCTTATGTTATACTATAAAAGCTGCCGAGCCTCCAGCAGAAAGGAGGTGAATTCGATGGATAATATTATTGCTCTAATCCTTGTCCCTGTCGCAGTAAATGTAATTAGCTACTGCATTTACAAATGGCTGGACAGAAAAGACAAATAGGCAGCATAACAGCCTAAGGCATAAGCCACCTACATAAACGGAATAGAAAACCCCGGAAGTCTCGCACACCTCCGGGGTTTTCGTTTGCTTTCGATGGACTATTGCTCTAATCCTTAGCTACTATTAGGATATGCCATAACCAACGAAATGTCAACTTAAAATTCACATATTTTACTGACACTTAAAATCCACATATTTTACTGAATCAAACTATCATCATCAAAATAATTAATTTTCATAGAAGCCTTTACATCCCTCAGAGTCTCAGCAGCCTTTGCCTCAGCCACCTTACTGCCCTCTCTTAAAATGTCATAGACATCCGGAATGCGCTGCTCCCACATTTTACGGTGCTCGCGGATCGGGCCAAGCTCAGCCTGGAGAACGTTGTTCAGGAACTTCTTAACCTTAACATCTCCAAGTCCGCCTCTCTTATAATGGTCTTTCAGCTCGTCCAGGTTCTGATAATCCGGAAGAAATTCCGGGAAGTATTCTGGTTTGCAGAAAGCATCCAGATAAATAAATACCGGGTTGCCATCAACATTTCCTGGATCCTGAACACGAAGATGATTCGGATCCGTGAACATGGACATAACCTTCTTCTTAACCTCATCTGCCTCATCGGAAAGATAAATGCAGTTTCCAAGAGATTTACTCATTTTTGCCTTACCGTCAATACCTGGCAGACGCAGGCACGCCTTGTTGGAAGGAAGTACGATCTCTGGCTCTGTAAGCGTCTCACCATATACTGTGTTAAACTTGTGTACGATCTCTTTGCACTGCTCCAGCATAGGAAGCTGATCCTCGCCAACCGGAACTGCTGTTGCGCGGAAAGCCGTGATATCTGCTGCCTGGCTGATAGGATAGCAGAAGAATCCAACCGGAATGCTGGCTTCGAAATTACGCATCTGGATCTCAGATTTCACAGTAGGGTTACGCTGAACACGGGCCACTGTAACCAGATTCATATAATAGAAGGTAAGCTCTGTAAGCTCCGGAACCATGGACTGGATGAAAATTGTGGATTTCTCCGGATCAATCCCGCAAGCCAGATAATCAAGTGCTACCTGGATAATATTCTGACGAACCTTCTCCGGGTGCTCTGCGTTATCAGTAAGCGCCTGGGCATCCGCGATCATAATATAAATCTCGTCATAATTTCCGGAATTCTGAAGCTTTACACGCTCAGATAAAGAGCCCACATAATGTCCCACATGAAGACGTCCTGTAGGGCGGTCTCCTGTTAAAATTACTTTTTTCAT